TACATAACATTGTTTTTGCAAGTCCAAGTAAATCTCGAATAAGAAATTTACAGTCTATTGGTAGAGGACTTCGTTTAAAAGATAATAATTCGGCCGCTACTCTATATGATATAGCAGATGATCTTACATACAATGGTAAAGAGAATTATACACTTCAACACTTTAGAGAAAGAATAAATATATACACTGGTGAAAACTTTAATTACGAAATACATAACGTAGATTTAAACAATGGATCAAATAAAAATAATAAAACTAATTAACGGTGATGATATAATCTGTGCTTTGGCAAAAGAACAATTGCCAGAAAGAACACCATTGTTGCGTTTAGAAAAACCGTTACAAATTAAGTATGTATCACAATTGACGCCAAGAGGTCTCAAAGATTATATCGCATTAATTAAATGGACAAGTTATACTAATGATACTATTATAACTATTCCGAAAGATAAAATTGTTACAATCACAAGTGCGACCGACGAGATGACAAAGAGTTACTTGGAGGTATCTAAGAAGTATGAAAAGATTACAATACCTAAACGAGGTGAATTAGAACTAGAAGAATTGACAGAAGATGAGAATGATGAGTTCAATAAACTGTGGGACGAATTTAGAGATGTTAAAGGTACCATCCATTAACTTGGAGTATTCTCCATCAAAGAGGCTACACGCCTATTATATACACAAAAGACAAAAAGTCAACCAATCCTGGAACTTAAATTTTTTAACAACAGTTAGATAAGTGATTGACAATGAACACAAATTGTAGTATATTTAAATTATGACAACATCAAAAAAATCAAAAGAACATTACGTAAGTAACAAAGATTTTCTGGCCGCTATGATTGAATATAAAAAAACAGTCAAAGAATCAATTAAAGAAAATAAAAAAAAACCAAGAGTTCCTGATTATATAGGAACTTGTTTTTTAAAAATAGCAAATCACTTATCATATAGGCCAAATTTTATTAATTATACTTTTAGAGATGATATGATTTCCGATGGTATAGAAAACTGTTTACAATACTTAGACAATTTCAATCCAGACAAATCAAATAATCCGTTTGCTTACTTCACACAAATTATATATTACGCATTTATAAGAAGAATACAAAAGGAGAAAAAACAAGTTACAATTAAACACAGAATATTAATGAACTCTGACTTTGACGATTTAACATTACAGCCTGGTGAAGATAAAGAGTTTCAAAATCAATTTACTGAATTTTTAAAAAAGAATTTACCTATGGAAGAAACACCCAAAGTTGAAAGTTTAACAACATATAGGGAAATGAAAAAAGAAAAAGCAAAAAAGAAAAAAAAAGTTCAAAAGAAAAAAAGTAAGTTAGATTATTTTTTAATGAGTTAGTATGAAAATTGCGTTGATCAATGACACGCATTGGGGGGCTAGAAATGACTCACCAGCGTTTATAGATTATTTTAATAAATTTTATGAGGAAGTTTTTTTTCCTTACCTACAAGAGAATAATATCAAAACTTTAATACATTTAGGTGATGTTGTAGATAGAAGAAAATTTATAAATCACAATACAGCTCATAATTTTAAGTTAAAGTTTTGGGACAAAACAGAAGAATTAAGTTTAGATACACATGTATTATTAGGCAATCACGACACTTATTACAAAAACACAAATGAAGTAAACGCATTACAAAATCTAAACATACCAAAAAACACCAAAGTTTATACTAAATCGGAAACTGTTACCTTTGATGGACTGGATATATTATTTTTACCATGGATTTGTGATGACATTATGGAAGAAACATTACTTTCAATAGACAGTTCTACAGCACAAATAGTTATGGGGCATTTAGAAATAAAAGGCTTTGAAATGCACAAAGGACATATTAATGAACAAGGATTAGATAAGTCTTTATTTAAAAGATTTGAAAAAGTTATATCGGGGCATTTTCATAAAAGATCAGATGACGGCCATGTCTATTACTTAGGTTCGCCTTATGAAATTACATGGTCTGATTATAATTGTCCAAAAGGTTTTCATATATTTGATACAGAAACAAGAGAACTCACAAGAATACCTAATCCTATAACAGTACATAAAAAATTAATTTATAATGACAAACAAGAAGATTATACAAAAAAAGACTTAACTCAATTTGAAAATACTTTTGTTAAACTTTTTATATCTAACAAAACAGACACAGATATGTTTGATAAACTGGTTGATAAATTCCATAATGAAACAAATGTTTATGAACTAAACATTATAGAAGATTTAACTTCAGACTTAACATCTACAGTAAAAGAAGATATATTAGACCAAGGAGAGGATACACTAACATTTTTAGGCAACTATATTGATCAGATTGACACAACACTAGACAAGACTAAATTAAAAAAGTTTGCAAAAGAATTATATGTAGAGGCTAGTGAGACATGATAGTATTCAAAAAAATTAAATGGAAAAACTTTTTATCTACTGGTAATACACCAATAGAAATAGAATTAAACAAAGCACCAACAACACTTATTATAGGAACAAATGGTAGTGGTAAATCAACACTACTTGATGCCTTATGTTTTGTTTTATTTAACAAACCATTTAGAATGATTAAGAAAGAACAAATAGTCAATACCATAAATGATGCCGATACAGAAGTAACAGTAGAGTTTACAGTAGGCACAAAGAACTATGTAGTAACAAGAGGCATCAAACCAAATAAATTTGAAATATATTCTGATGGTGAATTAGTTAATCAAGACGCTTCTAGTATTGATTATCAAAAGTACTTAGAGGCCAATATAATGAAACTAAACTATAGATCGTTTATACAAGTTGTTATATTAGGTTCTTCTTCTTATGAACCATTTATGAAGATGAAACCAAGATATAGACGTGAAGTTGTAGAAGAAATATTGGACATTAGAGTATTTGGTTTAATGGATTTGATATTAAGAAGTCAACAATCAGATTTACAAAAAAATATAACAGAGATAAGACATAAGTGTGATTTAATTACTTCTAAGTATGAACTAGAAACAAAACACTTTAAGGAATTGCAAGGTCGCAATATAGATGATAAAGATTACAAAAAGAATACGTTAGATAAAAACAATAAAGACTTACAAGAGTATCTTAAAAAAATTACCTTATTAAACGTTGAAATAGAAAACAATAAAAACAATCTATTGGAACGAGATAATATAAATGCAAAAGCTAATCAGTTATCTAAGTTAGAAGCCAAGATTGAAACTAATCTATTGAAACACAAAAGAACATTAGAGTTTTTTCACAACAATGATACATGTCCAGAATGTACGCAATCAATAAACGAACAATTTAAATCTACAAAAATAGATAATGAAAGCCAAACAATACACAAATTAGAAGGCGGATTAAAAGACCTGTTATCTGAAATAATAAAAACAGAAACAAAGGTAAATGAATTAAATGCAGTATCGCAAAAGGTTAATGAATTAAATGTAGAGATTGCAAAGATTAATACGTCAGTTGATGAACTTAAAAAATACAGTGATAAAATACATGAAGAAATATTATTGTTAGAAAACAAAGAATCGGATGGTAAAAATATACAACAACAGTTAGATAAGTTAAAGGTAGAACTAGAAGAATCAAAAGTATTGTTAGATAAAGTAACAGAAGAAAAACAATATGTAGATGTAGTAAGAGAGATATTAAACGACAAAGGCGCAAAAGCCAAGATTATTAAAAAGTATTTGCCTATTATGAATACATTAATCAATCAGTATTTACAATCAATGGATTTCTTTATATCTTTTCATTTGGATGAGGAGTTCAATGAAACAGTCAAAAGCCGCCATAGAGATACATTTGATTATAATAATTTTAGCGAAGGAGAAAAGATGAGAATAGATTTAGCATTACTATTTACATGGAGAACAATCGCTAAAATGAAAAATAGTACTAATACAAATCTATTAGTACTAGATGAAATATTTGATGGTAGTTTAGATGGTCAAGGAACAGATGACTTTTTTAAGATTATCAAATCAATGCCAAAAGAAAACATCTTTATTATATCTCATAAAGGAGATATTTTATTTGATAAATTTACAAACATAATCCGCTTTGATAAAGAGCATAACTTTACGAGGTTACAGAATGCCTAAAGAACTCAAATTAATACCGCCAACAGATCCAAGAGTACAATCAGCAATAGCTCCATTTACAGATGACATGTTGAAAGAACACGATTTTAAAGATAGAAAAGAATTAACAAATACCATGTTTGATACTATGTTCAAGTATGGTGGATTAGGACTATCTGCCAATCAAGTTGGTTTACCTTTTAATATGTTTGTATTTGGAGGACATCCACAACTAGAACAAGGCAAAAAAGTTGCAGTATTTAATCCAGTCATTATTCAAAAAAGCGAAGAAGAAGTGTTAATGAAAGAAGGTTGTTTAACTTTTCCTTTTCTATTCTTATCATTAAAAAGACCAAAAAAAGTAGTTGCAAAATTTGAAGATGAAGATGGTGTATTAAAAGAAGCACATTTAGATGGTATGATGAGTAGAATTTTTCAACATGAATATGACCACATGTTTGGCCGTTTATTCACTGAAAAAGCAAGTAAGTTAAAATTGGATTTAGCTTACGAAAAAGCACAAAAAGAAATAACCAAAGTACAAAAAAGAAAGGAGATGAACAATGGCTAGTTATACAGACGAGATAGGTAAACCTAAAATGTCTCAAGAGGAACGAGATAAACTTATGGAAGAGTTTTTATCTAAAGGAGGTAAAATTAAAGAATTAAAACCTGGTATTGCAAAAGGCGCTGCCTCTATAAACAGAAGTAAAAATTTACAATGGTCTGAAAAAGAAGTAATACGACAAGAGCATGGTGAAAATTTCATACCAAGTAAAGAATAATTTGACTTTTGAAATAAATTAGTATATACTTATATTATGGCCGTTAAAAAAGAATTAGATACATTTATAGAAAATCAATGGAAAGAATGGCAAGATACCAATCCACTTGATAAAATACCAGATATTGATACAGATAAACTTAAAGATATAGTTATTAAAGATTTATCTTTTGTATCTGTTATGAATGTAAAAGAATATACACTATATCAAAAATGGTGTGAAGTACATCAAAAATATCCTACAGTGGAAACAAATAGTTTTTTTGATGACAGACCAACATTAGAGGATCCTGAACAAGGATCGATTATACAAGAAGTAAAAAATAACTTTTGGAATCCACAAGATCCAATGGAGTATTTGAATTT